ATTAAAGCAAAAGGTGGTGAAGCAATTTGGTTGAACTCATCTTTGGTATTCTTATTTGGTAATCAAAAAGGTGCTGGAACAAACAAGATTACTGCAACAAAAGACAAAAGAAGTGTTAAGTTTGCAATCAGAACAAAGGTATCCGTAATGAAAAATCACATCAATGGTTTGGGTTATGAAGACGGAAAGATTATTGTGACACCACATGGTTTCTTGGCAGGTAAAGAGGCAACTGAAGAAAAAGTTTCTATTGAAAACTACAAGAAAGAGTATTCTGAATATTGGAAAGAAATCATTGGCTCTGATGGTGACTTTGTGTTGAAAGAGGAAAAAGAACCTATTGAATAAACTTTTTTGTGAAGACCCTATTAGTTGATGGAGATAATTTATTTAAAATCGGTTTCCACGGAGTCAGAGACTTTTTCGTGGAAGGCGAACACATTGGCGGGGTATTCCACTTCCTCAACACCATTCGTCGCCAGTTGGACGAAAACGAATTTGACAAAGTTATCGTCTTTTGGGATGGCAAAAACAACTCACAATCAAGACGTGAGTTATATCCTGACTACAAATTAAACCGAAGGAATGATATGACTGAAGCCAAGCTTGAGTCATATTACTTTCAAAAGTCGAGAGTTAAACAATATCTCGAAGAGTGTTTTGTTCGTCAGATTGAAGTCAATGGTAATGAGTCTGATGATTTGATAGCCTATTATTGTTCGTTGGCGACAGACGAAGAAAAGGTTGTTTTTTCATCAGACCGTGACCTTTTACAAATCATTTCGGAGAATACTTCCATTTATTCTCCAATCAAGAAAATCAGTTATAATTATGGTGACAAGATAAAGTTTGGTGATGTTCACATACCTCACCAAAACGTTCTTGTTGTTAAAGTTTTTTTGGGTGACAAGTCGGATAACATTTTTGGTATTGACCGTCTTGGTGAAAAAACTTTTGTCAAATTATTTCCTGAGATTGTTGATAATGTATTAACTGTTTCCGATATTTGTACAAGGACAGACAAGTTAATTTCCGAAAATAGAAAAGAAACAGTTTTACAAAATATCAAAAATGGAAAAACAAAAAAAGGACAGATTGGCGATGAATTCTTCAGAATTAATCAAAAAATTGTGGACCTTAGAAACCCCATCATCACAGATGAAGCAAAAGAGTTTGTCACCCTTTACTATTCTGAAACGTTAGACCCTGAAGGTAGGGACAATAAAAACTTAATCCGTTTAATGATGGAAGATGGTTTTTTCAAATACCAACCCAAGGACGATGATGCCTTTGTTAATTTTATGAAACCTTTTACCAAACTCACAAGAAAAGAAAAACGCAAATACAAACAATCAAACAATTAAAATATGAAAGAAGAATCCGTAGTTAAGATGGAGTTTCTCCTAACCTTGAACAACAACATTGTCGTTCAACGTTTTTACAATGTCAAAAATTATAATCCATTGGCACGAAAGTCCTATGATTTAGCTTACTTCATGAGAGAAGTAGATGTGATGTTGTCCGAGAATCTCAAAATGAAAACAGTAATTTACATGATGGACAATCAAGATGAAATTACCAATGACCCAGATGTCCTAAACACATCAAATACAGAGGGTCCTGAGTACTTCCATCTGTATGTCAAAATTTCCGATGAAATTATTTTACATAGAATTTTTGACGCGAAATTGTATCCACCAAAAGTGAGATATACGGTTGATGTACGTCCCAGCCTTAAAATCATTTTGAAAGGCTTGACTGACATTTTTTCAGCTCAAAATTTATATCATGACTACCTGAGTTATGACCTAAGTCGGTAATATTTAATTTATACACGCGGCTCTATGACTAAAAATTTCGACTATCTCGGCAATACATTTCAAATACAATTACTTAACCAAATCATCGTAGATAAAGAGTTCGCACAATCCATTATCGAAGTTTTAGACCCTAGTTATTTCGACAACAAATATTTTAAATTGATTATACAAATGGTAAAGGAATATTACCAAAAGTATCAATCAACACCTGGATTTGAAACTTTGGAACAAATATCCAAAGTAGAAATTTCAGTTGAGTTGGCGTTGAAGATTGTGTTGGACACTATTAAACAAGTTCAAAACGCACCGTTTGAGGGAAGTATGTTTGTTCAAGAAAAAGCCTTGAAGTTTTGTAAACAACAAGAACTTCAAAAGGTAATGAACAAAGCTCAAAAAATCATAGACCAAGGTGACTTTGAATCGTATGATACTGTTGAAGGATTGGTTAGAACAGCCCTACAAGTTGGAATTAGAGATGGTGGTGTACAAGACATCTTCTCGGGAATGGATGAAGTCCTTAATGATGACTTCAGACACCCTATCCCAATGGGAATACCAGGTATTGACAGACTAATGAAAGGTGGTTTGGCAAAGGGTGAGATTGGAGTTATCTTGGCACCTACCGGTGTTGGTAAAACGACACTCATGACCAAAATTGCTAACACAGCATTTAACATGGGATATAACGTTATTCAAATCTTTTTTGAAGACAATCCAAAGATTATTCAAAGAAAACACTTCACAATTTGGACTGGTGTTGAACCTGATAGATTAGCGATTGAAAAAGAAGCTGTTATGGACAAAGTAGAAGAAATTAGGAATACGATGTCAAACAAACTAATCTTGAAGAAATTACCTTCAGATACTGTGACAATGAATGAAATCAAAAATCAAATCAGAAAGATGATTGCCGATGGTACTCCAATTGATATGGTTACATTGGATTACATTGACTGTGTTGTTCCTGAAAATACAAGGAATGACGAGTGGAAAGCAGAAGGTTCTGTGATGAGACATTTTGAGGCTATGTGTCACGAAATGAATCTTGTTGGATGGACTGCAACTCAAGGTAACCGTTCATCAATTTCTTCTGAAGTTGTAACTACCGACCAAATGGGGGGTTCAATCAAAAAGGCTCAAGTTGGTCACGTAATTATTTCAGTTGCTAAAACACTTCAACAAAAAGAATTAAAGTTAGCGACAATTGCGATTACTAAATCTCGTATTGGTTCCGATGGTGTTATCTTTGAAAATTGTAAATTTGACAACGAATTGTTAGAGATAGATACTGAATCGTCAACCACTTTCCTTGGGTTCGAAGAACAACAAGAAGGGAAGAAGAGAGATAGAGTTAAAGAACTTCTTGAGAAAAGAAAACAAAGAGAACAACAAAACGCCCAATAAATAAAAATTAAAAAGAATATAAATTAAATATTATGGATAATTCTAATGAATTAACTCAAGGTGAAACACAATATGTGATTAAAAGAAGTGGTGATAAAGTACCATTTGAATCGGACAAAATCCAAAATGCTATCTTAAAGGCGATGATGGGTATTAACAAAGTTGATGCTGAAATGGCTGAAAAAATATCAAGATTAACTAAGAAAAGTCTTTTCAGAAACGATAAGACCAAAGTACCTCATGTTGATGAGGTTCATGATATGGTTGAGAATAAATTAATGGATAATGGTTTGAATGATGTTGCTAAAGAGTATATTATTTACCGTTCAAAACACAGACCAAATATCTTCAACAAGAGAGTTAACTTAAAACCTTACGAATATCCTAATTTGCTTCAATATGTTGATGCTATTCGTCATTCTTATTGGGTTCACACTGAGTTCAACTTTACTTCTGACATTCAAGACTTTAAAGTCCATTTGAATGAAAAAGAAAAGTCTGCGGTACAAAGAGCTATGTTGGCTATCTCACAAATTGAAATTGCTGTTAAAACTTTTTGGGGTGACATTTATAAGAAGTTACCAAAACCTGAAATTGGTAGTGTTGGAGCAACGTTTGCGGAATCTGAAGTAAGACACGCAGACGCTTATTCAAACCTAATACAAGTACTTGGACTCAATAAAGAATTTGAAAATCTACTTGAGGTACCTGCAATGCGTAGAAGAATTAAGTATTTGGAGAAATCTATCTCAAATTCAAAGGCAATTGAAAACCAAGATTACTTTGAGTCTGTTATATTATTTTCAATGTTTGTGGAAAACGTATCGTTGTTCTCTCAATTTTTAGTTATTATGTCATTCAATAAGTTTAAGAACGTATTGAAGGGTACAAGTAACGCAGTTGAGGCAACTTCTAAAGAAGAAAACATTCACGCAGAATTTGGATTTGACTTAGTCAATCTAATTAAAAAAGAAAACCCAAGTTGGTGGACACCTGAATTAGTTCAAGATTTAATTAACGCTACCATTGATGCTTACGAAGCTGAGACTGATATTGTTGATTGGATTTTTGAAGAAGGTGATTTAGATTTCCTAACTAAAGAACAAACATTAGAGTTTATCAAACATAGATTTAACATTTCATTAAATGCTATTGGAATTGATAAAGTATTTGATGTGAACCCTATTATATTGGAAACCACCGAATGGTTTAATGACGAAATTTTAACAACAAAACACACAGACTTTTTTAACAAACGTAGTATAAACTACAGTAAAAAATCAAAGTCTATTACTTTAAACGATTTATTTTAACTATATTTACAGTAATAATTATTATGGAAAATAGAAAACCTTTTGATTGGATTAATGACGAATCCATAACATTTCTTCGTAGAGGATATCTCAGCGAAGGAGAAGAACCGATTGAACGAATTCGTGTAATTGCGAACCATGCTGAAAAACTATTAGGTAAGGTTGGTTTTGCAGACAAGTTTTACGAGTATATGAGTAAAGGATGGTATTCATTATCATCACCTGTATGGGCTAACTTTGGTAAAAAACGTGGACTACCGGTAAGTTGTTTTGGTTCAAACATTGGAGACAACATTGAATCAATCCTCTTTACTCAATCTGAAGTTGGTGAGATGAGTAAGATGGGTGGAGGTACCTCAGGTTACTTTGGTAACCTCAGAGGTAGAGGAGCTGAAATCACCGACAACGGACACGCACCAGGAGCAGTTCATTTTATGAACCTATTCCAAAGTGTTGTGGACAACATATCTCAAGGCTCAACACGTAGAGGTAGATTCTCACCATACCTTCCAATTGAACACCCTGATATTATGGAGTTCTTAGAAATTGGAACTGAAGGATTTCCAATTCAAGATTTGACTCACGCAATTACAGTAACCGATGACTTTATGGAAGACATGGTTAACGGTGACTCTGATAAAAGAGCTGTATGGGCTAAGGTCATTCAAAGAAGAGGTGAGCTTGGGTATCCATACATCATGTTTGCGGATACTATGAATAAGAAAGCACCTAAGGTGTATAGAGATAAAGATATGAAAATCTATAACTCTAACTTGTGTTCTGAAATAGCACTTCACAATTCTGAGGATGAATCATTTGTATGTGTATTGTCTTCAATGAATTTACTACATTATGATGAGTGGAAAGACACAGATGCTGTTGAATTGATGGTGTATTTCTTGGATGCGGTTGTGACAGAGTTTATTGATAAAATTGACGAATTAAGAACAAACGGTACCATTGAAGGACAAAGAGCCTTCTTTTACTTGGAGAGAGCTTACAACTTCGCTAAAAGACAAAGAGCCCTTGGTTTGGGAGTATTGGGTTGGCACTCTTTACTACAATCTAAAGGATTACCATTTGACAGTAAGGATACTGCAAAATTGAATGTTGAGGTATTCAAATTAATTAAAGATAAATCATACAAGGCTTCAGAAGAATTATCAGAAATTTTTGGTGAACCTGAAACACTTGTTGGTTATGGTAGAAGAAATGTTACTTTGAATGCTATTGCACCAACAACATCTTCAGCATTTATTTTGGGTCAAGTATCTCAATCAATTGAACCTATTTGGTCTAACTGTTATGTTAAGGATGTTGCAAAAATGAAGGTAACAATCAAAAATCCTATTCTTAAGAGATTATTGATTGACATGGGTAAGGACAACAAAACTACTTGGGATAGTATCAAGAAGTATGACGGTTCAGTTCAACACTTGGATTTCTTAACTCCCGAACAAAAAGATGTTTTTAGAACCTTTGCGGAAATTAATCAAGCATCTATTATCAACCAAGCGGCTGTAAGACAAGATTATATTGACCAATCGCAATCCCTAAACTTGATGGTTTCACCTGACATGCCAATAAAGGATGTTAACAAACTTCTAATTGATGCATGGCAACTTGGTGTTAAAACTCTGTATTACCAACACTCAATGAACTCAGCACAGGCTTTCTCAAGAAAGAAGTTAAATCTAAATGATTTACAATGTGTGGCTTGTGAGTCATAATTAACATCTAAAATAAATAAAACCCGTCGTTTTCGATGGGTTTTTTATTTATAAGAAAAAAAATACAGAGTATATTTATAAGATATGGGTGAAGGTATTACATATGGTTTAGAATTTCCTTTTGTGGATTCAACACAAGGGGATTATTTAGCCCTAACGGAAACTCAATATCAGCAAATAAGGAGTGACTTATTACACCTAATTCTTACAAGAAGGGGTTCAAGATATTTTTTACCAACGTTTGGTACAAGGTTATATGAATATATTTTTGAACCGTATGATGGACTTACTTTTGATGCAATAGAGTCAGATATTAGGGATTCTGTCCAAAATTTCATGCCAAATCTTTTACTTAATAAAATTACAATTGAACCTGCGGACCCGTCTGAAGAGGTTCCGTTGGCTAAAGGAACTACGATACCAGGGACGGCAAGAGAGTATGTTTATAGAGTTCCCGGTAAAGGAACATCTGAGTATACGGCAAAGGTAAAGATTGACTACACAGTTGACAATTTAGCGTTTGCACAAAGTGATTTCGTTATTATCAATATTTAAACAATAGATGGCAAACAATAGAATTTCATATACAGTACGAGATTATGAAGGAATTCGCATAGAGTTACAAAACTATGTCCGTACATATTATCCTGAACTGATTCAGGACTTCAACGACGCGTCAGTGTTCTCGGTATTCTTGGATTTGAATGCTGCGGTTGCAGACAACCTACACTATCACATTGATAGAAGCATCCAAGAGACTGTATTACAATACGCCCAACAAAGGTCATCAATTTATAATATAGCCAGAACATACGGTCTTAAAATACCGGGTCAGAGACCATCAGTATCTTTAGTTGATTTCTCAATCACTGTACCTGCTTTTGGTGATAAAGAAGATGAAAGATATTTGGGTATTCTAAATAGAGGTTCTCAAATATTTGGTGCGGGTATTGTGTTTGAAAACCAATACGACATTGATTTCTCATCACCATACAATTACGCCGGTTTCCCAAATAGATTAAAGATTCCAAATTTTGATGCCACAGGTAATTTAGTTAACTACACGATTACAAAAAGAGAACTTGTTGTTAATGGTATTACCAAAGTTTACAAAAGAGTTATTACACCTTCCGATGTAAAACCATTCTTTGAATTGTTCTTACCCGATAAAAACGTTCTTGGTATTACAAGTGTATTATTGAAGAACGGAACCAACTACACTAACGTTCCTACCTCTGCAGAATTTTTAGGTTTAGAAAACAGGTTTTTTGAGGTAGATGCTTTAGCTGAGGATAGAATCTTCATTGAAGACCCTACCAAAGTGTCTGACCAACCCGGTATTAAAGTAGGTAGATACCTTCAAACAAATAGTAGATTCATCTCTGAATTTACACCTGAAGGGTTTGACAAACTAACTTTTGGTGGGGGTACAACTTCGGCTCAAGACCAATTGAATACCTTTACCAATTTAGGTTTCCCAATTACAATTCAGAACATTACCAATAACTTTTCATTGGGTTCAACATTGACACCAAACGCAACGTTATTTGTTCAGTATAGAGTTGGTGGTGGTTTAGCAACAAACTTAGGTACAAACGTTATTAATCAGATTGGAACGGTATCATTCTTTGTTAATGGTCCGTCACAAACAATTAATAGTTCGGTAATCAATTCATTGAGATGTACCAACGTTACCGCGGCTATTGGTGGTTCAAACGCACCAAACACAGAAGAAGTTAGAAACTTTGTTGCATTTAACTTCGCGGCTCAGAACAGAGCGGTTACCGTTAATGACTATGACTCTTTATTGAGGAACATGCCAGCAGAATTCGGAGCACCTGCAAAAGTGGCAATCACAGAAAACAACAACAAAATTGTCATCTCAATGTTATCTTACGATACGTCAGGTAAATTGACTAGTATTGTGTCAAATACATTGAAACAAAACGTTGCGAATTATTTGTCAAATTATAGAATGATGAACGACTATATTCAG